CTAAATACAACCTTAGCAACTGCAAATGGATGGACTTTACCAACTGGTGCAACTTGGGCAATCCCAACAATAACAACACAATATATTTACCCAATGTTTTATATATTAAACAATAACTTTCAATCTGTTTTGGGATTCGCCACTGGATATTATCCATTAAATACGGCACAAGCAACCATCACAACTAATAATACCACAAGTTGGACACAACCAACTACGGCCAGCGCCCCATATGGTAAAACATCAGTTGTTTCTTTCTTATCGCAAACAACTCCGCAAGTATCACCAGTTGCCAGCTTTACTTTAACGTGTAGTTTAATAAATAATAAATACTCTATCCCAAATAGTTTGCTATATTCTTTTGGAATTCCAGCAACTGCAACCTTTGGGTCTTATTTTAGTATTATTCCCCCTCAGATGTCATTCATCGATGTATTGGAAGGAAATTACAACGAATTTGTTATCCAGATTTTAGACCAAAATCAAAGAGCGGTTGCCATACAAGACCCTACGATTGTTATATTAGTTAATATTTCAGATGAAGGTGAAATGGGATTAATAAAATAAATAATTATTTTATATTATATAATATAAGCAAATAAAAAATGAGATTACGAGTGCATCCAATGTTAATTGGAAATACGAGGACAACCCTCCATCATCCACGAAGACAACATATGAATATGGATAGACATAAGCCAGCAGAAGTTTATGGGGAAGGTGTGCATAAAGCATCAGAGAGCCACTCAGTAAGACGAGCCACCGAAAAGTTAAAACACCTATCAATTAAGAAAACAAGACCGCTAAAGAAATATATTTCATTTGGATAAAATAATACCATAATTAATTATTTTTTTTTGTTTTATGTATCTATAAATATAATAACATAAATATCACATTAATATTTTTTGGTTAATTTCAAACAAAGAAAATGGGCGATCATCTCGTGTATGAAGATGCGGTTTCTACCGAATTATACACTACAAGTGAATTTACCTCCAAGCAATATTTGTATGTGAATGATAACAATAATGGGTCATACAGTTCCCAAATTGTACTGGATACTACCAGTTTAAGTAACTCGGGTAAACCTCCACACTGCCCGTGTCCATCCAAAAGGTGGGCAAGTCCTATAGCCATTTGTTAAAATGGTTATAGGGCGACACTTCCAAATTGCGGGGATATCTCGTTAGGTCTATAATACTAAGTTATAATAGAAATATTATAATGGCTATAGTTAACTACTATAGGTATAGTAAAAAGTTATAGAATAGAGACAATCCGCAACCAAGCCCCTAAGTCCGTTATGCAAGGATATGGGGAAGGCTCAACGACTAAATGGTAGTGGGAATGAATAGATTAGCAACCTATGATGATTTCTTAAGATATAGTCTGAACTTATTGGAGACAATAAGAGATTAATAACAAAATTGATGTGGATTGGATGGTCTGAGGCTTTTATTTTAATGCCATTGGTTATACAATTTGAGGCACCCGCTGGTGCAACCGCCCTATCAACAACGGCCTGCTATGATTGGGTTGTTGGTATGAAAAACGGATATTGGCAGATGATCCATGCAATGACTGTTGAATTTAACAACAGAAATGTAGTTCAGCAGGTGCCATTTTTAAATGTATTTAGTAGTTTCCGCGCCCTTACATCGTGGTCATATGCTGATGTTCAGAACTGGGGCGCAATTTGTGGTTTCTATCCAGATACTGCGGACTCTTGGGTATATAATAACATTATTCAAAATAATGGTAATATTGTGTTGGCCGCTGCAACAGAAAATCAATTAAATACTTCTGGCACTGGTCTTAGTAATAACAGAAATTGCGAATATGTAGAACTTAATGCTTTCCTATCGTTCCAAGGAAATACTGGCCAAGTATCCGCTGGTGGAATTCCAGCTGTATATAACTTTACAACTAAATGCACAACCCCAAATGCAACTCTAAGAATGTTGCATAACTGTGGATTACAAAAAAGACAATCTTGGATTAATTTTGATTCAGCAACCACCACAACTGGAACCCCAACCGCTTACACATACTCAGTCGCATATGCAAATGCAGGTGCAAATACTGGTCTTGGTTTTGCTGGGTCATTTACAATTTCCAGCGTTTCCGCTAATCAGGGATTGCTATTATCCACATCAACACCTACAGGCTCTGCTTCAGCGGTAAATGCTTGGGGAACTTTATTTCAGGCAAACATTAGCAACAATGGCGGAACTGCTTGCAGAATTATTCAAATCCCCGCAGTTATTAGACTTAAGGATATTTGCAACTTCTTTGAAAAATTACCATTGCTAAAAGGATCTACAATGAGAATTTATTTGAATACTAACCAGTGCTCATTTACTGCACAGTATATTAACGGACAAATTACAGTAGTTCCCGCTGTTACAGGTACCAATGGGCCACCTGTTGTACAAGGTACTTTATCGTCCGCTTATGAGACTTCATATGGCGGAATTAGTTTAACCACATCACCATATATTTTGGGAGGAGGTGCAACTAACCCGCTTATGTTAGCATCTAATGATTTAGGACAAGGAGGTTATAATATTAATCCTCTACAAATTGCCAACTCTAATGCAGGAACCCCAAATGGAAATCCTATTGCGGCAGTTGCACAAACTGTTAATTTTGCTGTTTCTATTGCTAAGTGCCAATTTACTGCACAGTTCCCAATTAGTTCTACCGCAACTTGCCCAATTACACAATGCAGATTGTATGCACCCGCATTTGCTATGAACCCATTGGCCGAAACTCGTTTCTTAGAATTAACTCCCACTAAGAAAATCCTATACAATGACATCTTCCAATTTTATTTCCCTAACCAATCAATTGGGGCTAATATTAACATATTGGTTAGTAACGGGATTCCTAATATTAAGAACGTAATAGTCGTACCGTTATTGACATCTTCAGGTACATCATCACCTAATGGAGTTAATTCAGCATCTCAGGTGTATACATCTTTAACAACCAATGCAAATGTTGCAACCGCTGTAGGTGTGCAACCCGTTATTTCATCAACCCTATTATCTCCATTTTCCACAACTGGAGCAACCCCCGATCCTATCCCTCTTGGAAACTTCCAAATTCTTATTTCTGGCACTAACTTATTTATTCAACAATTGCAATACAACTTTGAAGACTTTTATGAACAAATGGTTTCCATTAACCAGTTGAACGGCTCACTAACTACTGGTCTTGGGTCTGGTCTTATTGGGTTCAAAGAATGGCAATACCTATATAGATATTATGTTGGTAATGCAAGTCGTATTATTCCAAGTGAGGAAGGTATGGCAAGGTCTGTTCAAATTCAATGTCAGAACTTGGCAAATGTTGCTATAGATCTTATGGTCTTTGTAGAGTATGAAAAAAGTATTACGGTCAATATGGCAACTGGTCAAGAGATTGCTTAATTAATTAATTTCAAAAATAATATAAAGTAATAAATATAATAATCTTAATTTTTTTCAACTTATTTTTTTACTCTCAGAGTCAAGTCTTATAAAGACCATTCTCAGAATGCACGCAGTTCCAATGGATTTAGACCACGATGAAGTGGAAGCCCTATCTATGGGTCTTGGTTTAGTAATAAATCCACATCACTTACATCACCTTGGAAAACACATAGTAGTATTGCATCCAACCACATTAAAGAAGATGCGAGCCGCACATCACAAAGGAAAACACCACTTGCTAAAATTTAAAGCAGGCGAAGGGTTTTTTGATACTCTTAAATCCGCCGCTAAGGCTGTTGTAAAACACCATATTCCAAAAGTAGTCGAACATGTAGGCCATCACGCGGGACACCATCTTGGACACTTGGCCGCATCTAAATTAGGTTTTGATGCTGAAAGGGGCGCCGAACTGGGTTCAAAATATGGAGCACAATTTGGCCATAAACTTGGAACACACATTGCACATAATATGGGTGAGGGGCTTAGGCACCATAAGCATTTAAGAACCCACCATAAACACTCTCTACATGGGGGCGCTATTGTAAGAGCACATAGCAGACATATTGCCCCACCACCAGAGCCCTCAGGAGTTACTCAATTGGGCTCACCATATGCCAGAGTAAATTCCCCACAGATGAATCCATTTTTTAGTAATGTTAATCAAAATGGCGGATATAATCCTTTGGGTCGTGTTCATAGATCTATGAGTGGCGGAAGTTTCACAACTGCAGGCGGAGGAGTTCATCAACACTATGATATGCAACAACATAAATATGTATCACTATAATAAACTATAAAATAAAATATATTGCTTAATATATAACATTATTTTTTTAAGACCCTTATTCAAAAATGATGACAAATATAGATTTGGAAAATATGGCACATAAATTAAATTTGCCGATTGTTGATGTAGTTAGTAAAGATGAGTTGATTAAAGGAAACCATCCTCGACAGGTTGGGAGTTATTATATCAATATGCAAGACAGCGATAAAGGCAACGGGACACATTGGATATTTGCAAAAATATTTGAAGATGGCAACGGCCTATATTTTGATAGTTTTGGTTTCAATCCCCCAATTGCAGTTCAAGAGTTTTTAAAACCATTTAGGCCTTATGCTATAAATAATAGAGATATACAAGATTACGAATCACAGAATTGCGGGCGATATTGTATTCTGTGCGACTATCATACCACACATTATGAAGACTATCCGCAATTTTTAGAACTATGGAGCGACGACCGCCGACAAAATGACATTATATTAAAGAAGATGCTTGGAGACCTATTAAACAAATAATAATATATAATATAACCGAAACGAAAAAAAACGAAAATGTCGAATTATAATAATTCTAAGATATATAAAATTGTTTGCAATATTACTGGAAAATGTTATATAGGAAGCACAACACAAAAATATTTATGCGATAGATTGAGCAATCACGTGTTTAGTGCTAAAAATCAAACAGGTAAAAATATAAAAAGCAAAGAAATAATATTGGGTGGAAATTATAATATAGTTTTAATTGAAAATTTTCCGTGTGGTAATAAAAATGAATTATTAAAGAGAGAAAGATATTTTATTGATAATACTGAAAATGCCATAAATAAAAATTTACCAACACAAACATTACAAGAATGGGTTGATAAAAATAAGGATTCTATAAATATTAATCAGGCTAAATATAGAAATAATAATAGGGATAAAGTTCGAGCATCACAAAAAAAATATTATGAGGCCAATAAAGAAATTATTAATTCCCGTAAAAGAGAATTGAGAAAGTCGGCAACAGATATTAAAAGAATTATTAAATAAAATATTGCCATAAATATATATGCTAAAATGTCAGTCATTCAATCTGTATTATTCAATAAACATTTAAATAGCGAAAAGGATTGTTTAGACTGGTTAATAAAACACAACTTAAAACATTATAAAGTGGATGAAACCGAAAACTACTACAGATGGCGACAAGTTGATCCTAAAAAGCGGTCTGCATTTAGAATTAAAACAGTTGATGAAAAAAAACAAATTAAATTCGTCATAGAATATAAACCCGATGAGATAATACCATATAAACATAATTACGGTAGAAGAGTTTAATTAATTAATTTTATTTTTTTTAAATTGTTATATATATAATAAAAACTTTTTCATATTGAATAAATAAATTTATAAATATATAAACAAAAATTTTGTAAGAAATGAATCAGCAAATAAAAGATTTGATTGTTGAAAACCGCAAAAAAGATAGACCATTGTCTGACAAATCGATAACGGCTTACGTATCAACATTATCTAACTTATATAAAAAGATTTTTGAAGATGCCGAGTTTGATATCAATGACTTTAATAAGTATATTGATATTCTTGGATTTTTGGATAACATCCCATACAGTAAAAGAAAGTCAATTTTGGCCGCACTGCTAACCGTCACAACAGATAAGACCGCATATGATAAATATCATAAGGCTATGATGGAAGATGCGAAAGAATACGATAAGGAAATGGAACAAAATGCTATGACCGATAAGTATGAAGAAAATTGGATAACTGGTGATGAGATAAGCGAGAAAGGCGAGCCATTAAAAGAAAGATGGAATGAGTTGATTAATAAGCCAGATAAGACCCCAACGGAAAAACAAGAACTACAACAATATTTATTATATGTTCTAACAAGTGGGACAAAAAATATATTACCCCGCCGTCTTTTAGATTGGACAGAAATGAAAGTTGAGATACATGACGCAAGGGCAAAAATTAAACCAGACTATAATATATATGACCCAAAGAAGAAACAGTTTTATTTTTACAGATATAAGACCGATAAAAGTTTCAACCGCCAAATTATTAAGCCATCATTAGAAATAAAAAAACTATTAGATCTATGGATTAAAAATAAACAAGAAAGTCCGTTCTTATTTACCGACCGCAATAATTCAAAACTATCACCAATAACATTAAACCAAAGATTAAATAAAATTTATGGCGAACACAAATCAATTAATGCTATTAGACACTCATACATAACAGAAAAATATACAGGGGCTGAAATGCCATCAATAAAAGAATTAAAAGAGAGTGCAACCAAAATGGCGCATTCAGGATTAACCCATCTTAAATATATTAAACGAAAAAAAATAAATTGAGATAAATATATGAGTACATTTTTTTTTGAATGGCTCAGGAACTATCCGAAGTATTCTATACCTTTTTAATAACAAGTTGTATTGGGTTAATATTAGCAATTGGTAAATTATGTTATAAGAGTAAATGCAAGGAGGTTAATTTTTGCTGTTTTAAAGTTGTAAGAGATGTTGCAGGTGAGGAACAATTAGATTTAGAAAATCAACGAACACATAATACTGATGGTGGAGAAAGTCCAAGGAGTACAAGAGTTTAAGCCGTTGCTTTAAATGGTTCTGCAAAATTACATTTGCTTTTCATTTCGGTTAGTTCTTCATCGTCTGGAAGCTCTAAAACAATTTGGCCAAATACTTCGGTTTTAAATATTCTTCGTTTCTCTTGATTATAAAATACGGCGGTGTCATCATCAAAGGTATTCAATAGAGAAGTTAATCCATTTCTGACGATTGGGACTTTAGCAATTATATTAGCCGACAATAATTTAAAATCAATATTAGTATTATTTCTAATCTCAAACAATTTATTTATCCTATCAATGATATTTTTTTTTGGATCATCTGGTTGAAGTTGAATATTATAATCTTCATCTGGGATGCTTTCGGCTGTCATTAGCAATCCAATAAAATTTGTAAATACTTGATACGTAATCGTAAGAAATAAAACAACTCTAAAAATAGCACGGCTCCTTTCTAAGTCACTCGATTCTGGGTTTGTGATAATATCCTTTTGTCCTTTAGTGTCCATACTAACAATACGAAAACCATCTGCACTAACAATATCAAACCCAATGTAGTCGAAAATAGCAATACATAAATTAATAATACATCCTGAGTTGTCTGGGTCTGATATGAATCCATTATATATGTTCTCAATATTTTCAAACTTGTTTGTTAAATTTTCTACGGAATTATTTTCACTCATATTTTTTTTGTATATATTAATATAGATATATATTATATAATGAAAAATAATTATTTAGGATTTTTTTCTGGATTTTTTTGTATGCTTATATATACAGTTTATGATGACAACAAAAAATGGAATAAACATAAAGCAAAATACCCACAGTATTATAAAGAAAGAATACAATTACCCAAATGAGATATGGGATATAATAAAAGAATATATTGGCATTGGATGTTATATATATCGTGTATTAGAGAATCTAAATACGACGCAATTAAAAAATATAATAAATTGCACATTTAGATGCGAATATCCATCAAACATAGATTGTTGCCGTACTCTTAGTACTATTTTTAAAAAAGAATTATGGAAAAAAGAATACTCAGACATGCTTAGGTATATAATAGTTAAACGGACTAAACAAACAATAAAAGAATTAGGTAAGAACTTATCTTCAGAGATGTGTGTATCAACATATTCAAGCCAAAATATATCTTGTATGTTTTTAGGAATAGAAAATAATATGTACGACAAATATCCATACTATCCAAAAATGAAAGCAACCCCAAGAAGATTTGACCAAGATGTACAGTTTGCATTTTGATAGTTATAA